CGCAGGTGGCCCTCCACGGGCAGAACGCGATCTCTTGCGGAGGAGAGATCCTCAATGGTCGCCCTTATCAGGGAAGAGGTCCATAGGGACCGTCCGTCGACACACGACACACCACACAGAACCTTCGCTAAGACCAGGGGTCAAAGGGTTCAACCACGAGAAGAACACCGTCTTCCTCCAAACAAACGGGACCAGGGCTGCAGGACAGCCTAGACTCCGCCAGGACAACCTCGCCACGCGGACGAGGGACGGCAACCGGGGTGCGTATCCCGAACGAAAGTTCGCAACCACGCCACCCACCAGCGCGAGCGCGTAAAAACGCAGACGATGGTTTGACTAAACAACGCTTGAAGGCGTTAAAAGTCAAAGGTTGCCGTTCGGTCTGAAACGACCGACCGCCCACCCACAGGTCCATCTGGACCTCCAACCTCTCCACGGACGTCGAATCCAGCGAAAGCCGGTAACGACCGTCATCGAGCCCGGTGTTACGCGGCAGGACCGCGTAACCGCGACGGCAGAGCCGTCGCTCATACTTGAAAACCTCAAGTATGCCGAGATCGAACCCGAGATCACTCGGGCGTAGACACCACCTCGAGCGAGACTTCGCAAGGACGAAGGCGCGCTCCCACAACGGACCAGCAGCCCGACAAACAGCTGCTTGGTGCACGTGACCCTGGAGGTCACGCGTACCACCTCCCCTCCTGAGGTGCCTCACCTCCTTCCACCTCCCCCGTGAATCCCTAAGGAAACACGTGGAATTGATCTCCGCGACCGATCGAAAGCGACCGGTCTTGGTCTCATTAATGATTGCCCAGTCGGGGTAATCACTATTGAGAATGGGGCGGGGACTGCTGATAAGGCAGTCATCCCCATTGATCAGAATTCCAGCTTGAGTGTCACGTGTGGCCCAGCGGGCCGCAACGTACGACTGCAAGCAGAGGAGAGGGAAAGAAAGGTAGGTGCCCATCATCTGTCCGTGAGTGACCTGAGAGTCACCCACGAACGGACGAAGGGAATCCACAGCGTCCTGGCGCACAGAACCAGGAACCTTCTCGCAGCGCGATAGAATCGCGCTAAGGATTGTGTCGGCAACATCCAATCTGAGATTGTCTGAAGCCCCCACGAGGTCGATAGAAGTTTGCCAGCCAAACTGACAAAC